TACGAATACGATGATTGTCAAAATCAGCAACATAAACATTTCCATCTGAACCAACTACAAGTCCCCAAGGTTGATTAAAAAGCGCTTGTTCTCCAGTTGCGTCTACCATTCCAGGTTGTTGCTCCTTTCCTGCAAAGACCGTAGCTTTATCATCAACTCCAAGTTTTGCTCTGTAAATACAGTGTTTTGCAGGTGAAGTTGAATAAAGAACTCCAGAGTCATCCACTGCAATCGAGTATACAAAGTAATTAAGTAGATGGCGAAATACAGTGACTTCTCCTGCACTTGTAATTTTAATCACATGACTACCATCAGGATTGCGATCTACTACATAAACCGTTCCAGCTGAATCAATTGTAAAACATAACATACGATCAAAAGGTGCTTTAAATCCACGTCCTTCAGTCGCACTCGCAAATGTAGTTACGTTTCCTTGAGCATCCACTTTACGAATTGCATTATTTCCTCTATCAAGCACATACAGGGTTCCACGATAGGATACAACATCTATAGGTTTATTAAATATAGCTTGATTTCCAGGCCCATCTTGAAAACCAGGATCTGTTTGACCTGCAAGTAAATGGGGAGTTGAATCTGTACCAAGCTTCAAGATAGCGTGATTAAACTCTGGAACATCCTCAGCACGATAAGAATCAAAATTAGATATATAGATGTTTTGAAGATCCACTGCGATTGGATTCGCGTTTCTAATCTCAACCATTATAGTTTGTAGTCAAAAAAATGCCTGACAAAATGGATTTGATTTGACCAATCATATCTGGATCGCGTGCCAAAATGACAGACTGCCCTATTTGCTACGAAACTATTGATAAGACCACAGGTTGCTGTGTTCTGAGTTGTTCTCACTCCTTTCACATTAAATGTTTAACTAAATGGACTACAGATGCGTCCACTTGTCCCATGTGTCGTCATGCTTTGAGCGACATTGAACTCAATCGCCCGGATCCGCTCCCCCTTCGAGAAATTTGTCATTCACAAGCTGTATGGTTTCGTATTGCACCATACACCTTTACTACTGAAGATCGAATCACACAAGTAATGAATGAAGCAGGTTTAACACGAGGTCGTGCAATACAAGAACTTCGATTCAGTGCTGGAAGTGTAGATGAAGCGATCCTTATGGCTCGTGATACTCATCCGTACATTCCAAGCCCTCCTCCACCACGAAATCCAATGGAACCCACAGATGAAATGGCGACTGCGTGGGCATTGGAACGTCTGTTTACTAACGGAACGATTGTAGGTGAGACCTATGTATACGGAAGTCTAGAAGACACAAGACTTCGATCAAACGTATCACGATTCAGCGGATATTCATCTGGTTTATGGATGCACGATGAGTTTAGAGACATTGACGTCCGGGAACGATCTGATTCTCTCTAAAATGGAACTTTCACCTAACAAACATCAATTTTTCAATGGACGAAATCACTCTCTTAAGGAGTAAGCTTGCAGATCTTGAATCAAGACTTGAGGAAGCGAATCAGCGCAAGATGCCATCGGTGACAAACGAGTGGATAGTAACTGAATGTAGAAAGAGCATCAACAAGATTGATCGGGCACGAGAGATGTATCTTGAGAAACACAAGATACAACTTGCTGCTGCCGAAGAACGAATTATGGATTGTAAGATTATCATTCCTCCAAATGAATCAATCATGACACCGTTATCCCGTCACATCCATTCAAATCCAAAAGGTCCATGGCATGTATCTTATCAGCTGTGGGATGGCAGTAGTATGGGTATGTCTCTACCGAATGCTGATGGTGACCGCGAACACAGTTGTGAGTTTATAAAAAAGATGGTGAAGAAGTATCATTCGGAGATGTTGAAGAATGCATTCCCAACAGCAACTTGGGAATGCCAAGGCGGATACGGCCCAATTCAACTATTGGTCACCTTCCCACACCCGTGTGATTCACTAGATGAATATAAAGAACCACTGCTTTCGTATACAGATATCATAATTAACAGGTAAAACGGAACTTTCACCTAACAAACATCAATTTTTCAATGGCATATCTACAGAAGTTTCTATCGGACGACAAGGTTTGGCGATATTCACATGGGTCTCACCAAATTTGTATTATCCCGCTTGACATCTTTAATGGTCTTCCGATCAAGAGGTGGAAGCATAACAGACCCCCTGATAAAGAACGAGTACAAGACATTCACAACTACATGCTTGAGTCCAAGCGAGTGGATGGAATGATCTACTTGGCATGTGTGGACAAAGAGTTGGTCTGTTATGAGTCCAATCACCGTCGTGAAGCATTAGAGGGTCTCACAGACGTTCAGTCTATTCTCGTCGACATCCTGTGGGATGCAACCGATGAGATGGTGAAAGCCGAGTTTCTGCGACTGAACAAGGCCGTTTCAGTTCCAGAGCTTTATGTTGGAGATGATTCTGCAATTGATGTCGGAGAGCTCATTCGTATGCGCGATGCATTTTGTGAGAAGTACAAGACCCTTAAAGTAACAACGGGAAGACCAAATGCTCCCAACTTCAACTCAGACATGGTTATGAATGAGTTTCATCGTGTGATGAAAGAGAACAAGATCGGACCCGCTGAACTATGGATTAGACTTGGAAATCTAAATGATAAAATGGCACAGCGCGATAAGAAGAAACTATCTGCAAAGGTCATTGAGAAGTGCGAGAAATCAGGACTATGGCTCTTTGCTTGGAGTCGTGTATTGGACGCAAAGGAGTTGGTTTAAACTTCGTCCAAAATGGATTCAACTTGGTCACTTAATTATTTTTCATATACAACATGTCATACGAAATTGCAATCTTTGAATACTCCGATCTCTACAGCGGTGACAGCGATGTGTCTCCAGACAAGGTCATCTGTGAGTTTATTGAGTACTACAAGCAGTACTTCGATCCACACGATTATGAGGAAGAGGACGTGATGTTTCAAAAGGGAAGAACCTGGCTGTCCTATACAGACAAGTCGGGTCGCGACAAGCCCATTACAATCATGCTCGTGGGTCTCATTACAGACAAACTTGTAATGGATCTCGAGGAGGCTGTGGCAAAGCTCTATATGAGAACCTGCTGGGAGTGCAAGAAGGAGTTCAAGCACAAGAAGTTTGCATTATGTGAGGTGTGTAGGAATAAGGAAGGCTATTAAGGATTCCCAGGGTCCTCCTCCCGATGCACAACCACAATCGGATCAGGAGCCTTGAACTTTCGTGGGCGACTACGACAGTAATACACACCTACAAATGAACATACAAACCCAGTTAAACTACCTAGTATAGGAATTGGATCCATTACTTTTTCCACGGGCAAAGGTGTAAGCGATAAAGATTAGGCTAATCCAAGAAACTCACGTCCAAGTTTTGAGCCGACAAACACCAACGCAGTGGCAACGAGTGCGATCGTTGAATGCCCGGGCATAGACTTAAAAAGGAGCACATGCGAACCAATCAAAATCACGATACCCACCCAAAACATCAACACATAGAAATCCATTTATTACTCTATTACAAACAAACATGGCCGTCAAGTCTGAAGGATTGAAGTTCAAGTATTCGTTGTATTCTGCTCTTGCGTTTTTCCTTGTGGCGAATCCGGTTACCTTTCGCTTTGTGAACTCGTTGATTGCGGGTGTCGCAGTCAATGGGTGCCCTACGGCGTTTGGGTTCATGCTTCATACCCTCGTGTTCTTCGTGGTGTTGTATGGTCTTATGAGTTTGCCTAGCGACCGCGAGTAGACCGACGAGTTTTGCGCCGGCGTCCACCAACCGAATACCACGTTTCAATCTCACCGACTCCCTTTGTATTCTTGAATGTACCGCCAGTCAAGACCAATATCTCTTCGCCCTCTGCAATTAGTTCTGCAAGACGTGTCTTAATCTGTGGCCAGAACTCATCTAAGGTATAGTCCCTCTCTTTTTGAATCGGTTTGCTGTTTATCTTTCTCAGTTCTTCCTTGACTTCATCCGTAAGCGTAAAGTTAATACTTCTTGTGCTTAGCCACTTGGCGTTCTCAAGATGTATCTTGAATAGATTCCCAACCTTCTTATTCGCCTCCCAATCGTGTTCTACAAACTGCTCAGCCATCTCGCGTGATGGACTGGTAGACACAAAGGGCTTCCTATTGTCAATCGCAATGTCCTTTTTAGCCTGACCTCTGTAGACAATTCTACTGGTAGTTGACCCATACTTTTTGATGATATCTCCAATCTCCTTTGCATTATTGCAGTTGTAGTAGATTGCGATATAACACACCAGTACCGCTTCTTCTTGGGGTGTAAGTTTCATTACTTACGACTGCGACGAGTTTTCCGCGCACGACGTCTACGAGCTCCTGCAGGGCGTGTATCGGGCTTCTTATGATAAAGTCTATCTAAACTCTCTTTGTATTGCTTTTTAGTTACTTTATGAAAAACATCTATCAGAGGTGAACCTTCAGGTATTTCATGATATGGCATTCCAACCGCACGTTCTGCAGCATCTACTGCTTCTGTACCAGCGATACGATTATATGTTATGTGTGGTTTTTCCAACTTTCTACGAGTTGACATTTACTTAAACGCTCTGAATAAATTCCCAGTTTAGGTAGTCGCAAATCTTCTTCCAGATCTGATCGTGAGCGATTAACCGGTCACGGGACTTCAATAGAGGAAAGAACACCTTATATTCATCCAGATCCAGCAACTCAAAGAACTTGTACAGGATGTACGAATAACTCAAAAAGTTGGTTCTGTCGTTGGGACAGTACAGCAAGAACGGTGCCTGAATCTCCTGAAACATTGCCCGGACCTTTTCCTCTATTTCAGGGGTGATGGTTGGGGGCGGATTTCCATTCAACCGACTCAGGATGTGAGCACGGTGCTCGTAATACTTCGATCGTCCCAGCTTCTTCAGAATCTGACGAATGTCTTCCTCCGACAGATCAGCAATATTATCAATGCGACGCTTCTTGATCTCAAGAATGACCTCATTCATAACCTCTTCGGGAATAATGGTAGATTCCTTCGCTTGGAATTGATTAAGGATCTCATTGAGATGATTAATCTTTTTGTAGGCGTAATTGTTCCTCTCCTTTGGGGGATCACGGAACGATGGGAAATCCGACACAACCAACGCATACTCCTCCGACCCGCAACTTGGGCACACAAGAATGCCCTCCGAACTGATCTCTTCCCGCGCAGTGTTGCACGCGACACAATGTTCCGTCAGCAACTGGGTAGCTTCAGGCCCGTTCGTCAGCTTCATACGAGTGACGTACTCGTCAAACATCTGCTTCTTCGATAATCCTGTATCCGTCATGGGCACATTTGCGACAAAGAATTTAAGGAACGTGTTGGCATCTTTGGGGAGTGGAGCAGATGGAGCTGACGCTGCATCCTGTTTTCCATAATAATCAAGTAAGATATCCATGTTTTTCATGTAGTACTCCTCCACTGGGTTGGACTGAGCAAGTTCCTGTTCTATCTCGCGAATCTGAGAATCCACGTGCGAACACCTCACAATGTCTGTGATTTCATTGGAGGCACCTAATGTTTCACGTTGACTTTGAAGTTCAGCGATCCGGGCTTTA